GACGTTTACAGCCGCCATGACGCATACGTTGGCACAATCGGCTCGCGGCAGCTGCTCGACTTCGTTTGGACGGACTGCCTCAACGGCGAGGACACGGTGGACATCGCCACAACCTACCCGCTCAAGGAGGGGTACCGCCTCGTGTGGCAAGACCTCAACGGCGAGCCGCACGAGCACGTGTGCCAAGACCCGAAGGGAGCGAGCGCGGCAGGGCTGCCCATCTACAGCGACACGGCGCTCAACTCGATCTGCGAGCTGTTCGGCGACTACATCGAGGACAAGCGCCCATACGGCTACAGCTTCCAGCGCGCGCTTGAGGTGTGCCTTGAGCCGACGCGCTGGGCTGTCGGGACGGTAGACCAGCCGGGAACCGTCTCCAGCGGCCTCACCTTCTACCATACGGACTGCCGCTCGGCGCTCAACTCCATATTGGAGTGCGGCGGTGAGCTTCAGACCTCCATCACCGTTGGCGCGAACGGCGTAACGAGCCGCCGCGTCTCCATCCTCAAACACCGTGGCGATGCGAACGGGCACCGCCGCTTCAGCTACGGCAAGGACATCAACAGCATCACGCGCACCGAGCACTGGGGAGCCATAACGGCGTGCTACGGCTACGGCAAGGGCGTGGAGACCGATTCCGGCGGATATGGCCGAAAGCTCACCTTCGGAGACATCAACAACGGCAAGGACTACGTTGAAGACGCGGAAGCCCTCAAGCTTTACGGACGCCCAGACGGAAACGGCGGCCTCAAGCACGTGTTCGGCAAGTACGAGAACTCAAGCTGCGAGGACGCAAGCCAGCTGAAGACCGAGACGCAGGACTACCTCGACCAGCACAAGACCCCCGGCGTCACCTACGAGGCGGACGTGGTTGACCTCGTGGCCATGGGCTGTCCGTGGGAGGGCGTTGGCGTTGGCGACGATACCCAGATGGTGGACAGCAGCTTCGAGCCGACGCTGCGATGCCAAGGGCGCGTGACAAAGCTGGCAAGCGACCTTCTGGCCAAGACGCAGAGCGTGACCCTCGGGAACGTCACCGAGAGCATCGCCGACATCTTGCAGCAGCAACAGCAGCAGATCAGCAACCTTCAGAACCAGTCCGGCAGCTGGGATGCCGTGGCGGGTACCACCCCCGCGTTCCTGCAGCAGCTCATAGATTCGCTCAACGAGCAGTTCAACATGAACGGCATGAGCTACATGCACGTGAGCTACCAGAACGGCTTCATCTTCTCAAGCGTTCCGCTGGACGAGGACGGCAGGCCCACAAAGACCGGCGGTACCGCCCTGCAGCTGTGCTCGCTCGGCTTCCGAATCGCCTCCGGCACAAAGGCGGACGGCTCATACGACTGGCGCACCTTCGGAACCGGAAACGGCTTTGTCGCAGACTGGATCACCACGGGCACGCTCATGGCCAACCTCATCAAAGCCGGGCGCATGGTTGTGGGCGACCCGAACGACCCGGTTTTCATGGTCGACTTTGACAGCAAGGACGTGGTGATCTCCGCAACAGCGTCTGTTGGGAACAGCAGCGCTGGAGACATCGTTGTGTCCGCCGACGTGCAGTACGGCCTATCCGATTCCGCAACCGCGCAGCCTACGTCGTGGGCAACAACCGCCCTATGGCAGAGCGGCAAGCACATGTGGACGCGCGTCAAGATGACGCTCGCCGACGGCTCGATTCAATACACGACTCCACGGCGCATTTCGAACGACAAGGGCATAGGCGCTGCCGAGGTCATCGAGCAGTACTACCTTTCGACCAGCAAAACGACGCAGGCCGGAGGGTCATGGCAGAACTCGCAGCCAACGTGGGTAAAGGGACGCTATTACTGGACGCGCTCACGAATCACATGGTCTGACGGCAGCGTAACGTACACAACCCCAGTCTTGGCGAGCGCGCTTACAAGTGGAAACCAATCGACCGACGATCTGGACACCAAGCTCGACAAGGAGGAAGTGTTCAACCGCCTTACTGACAACGGCGCTGTGCAGGGCCTCTACATGAAGGGCGGCAAGCTCTACCTCAACGGCGAGTACATCCAGACCGGAACCATCAAGGTCGAGAAGAACGGTCAGACTGTTTTTAGCGCCGACATCGATACGGGAGACGTGACCATTTCGGCTCTCGCGAACATCGGCGGCTCTCAGGCTGGCGATGTCGTGGTGTCTGCGGACGTCCAATACGGCCTGTCCGATAGCTCTACGACCCAACCAACATCATGGACTACTACCGCCCTCTGGTCTCAGGGAAAGCACCTATGGACACGCGTGAAGATGACCCTCGCTGATGGTAGCGTGCAGTACACTACACCTCGCAGGATTGCCAACGAGAACGGCATAGGCGCTGCCGAGGTCATCGAGCAGTACTACCTTTCGACCAGCAACACAACCCAAACGGGCGGTACTTGGTCGAACACGCAGCCATCTTGGATTTCAGGGCGATATTACTGGACGCGCAGCCGCATCAAGTGGTCGAACGGTACGTACACCTACACAGACCCGGTTCTTGCCAGAGGCCTTACGTCTGGAAACCAGGCGACAGATGACCTCGATGAAGATCTTGACCAGCGTGGCGTCTTCAACCGCTTGACGAACAACGGGCAGACGCAGGGAGTTTACCTGTCGAACAACAGGCTCTACATCAACGCCTCGTACATAGCAACCGGAACCATTTCCGACGCGGCTGGCAACAACTACTGGAACCTTTCCAGCGGATACCTGCGTACGACATCTGGTTACATCGGAGGGCTCACCATCGAGAACTCGTACATAGGCAACAGCATGTTCCGGCTCATGAGCAACGGAATCCACTTCTACTACTCGAATTACGAGGTCGGCAAGATAGGAACGAACCGCTATACGGGCGACTCGTCAAAGAGGGGCTTGGTATTCGATCTGGAGAACGATGGCGCGTACATGACGTGGTCTGTAAAGGAGAGCGCGTCAGACGATACCTACATGATGAAGCTCTCGTACATCAACAAAGCGTTCGGAGGGTTCTCGGCCGACACGGTTGCCCTTGGATGCGACCTCGACGGCAGGAACTACGAGGCCCGAAACTTCTGGATAGACCCCGACAGCGGAGGAGCGTCGGGCGGTATCACAAACACGCTTACAGGAATGTTGCCAACTTCGATCAACAGCGATGGAACCGTTTCGCATTGGACTACCAACGTGAGGCTTGAGTTCAAGCGCGGATTGCTCGTCGGTATGTACAGCTAGGAGGGAGCCATGTCTGAGCAGATCGTTTTCAAAGAAGGGGACGCACACGAGAAGGAGGAGCCTGGGCAGCCCGTTATCGAATCGGCGAAATCAACCGTTCTTGAATCGATGAACGGAAAGCTAGACCTGATTCTTTCGTTCTTGGGAGTCAGCTATCAAACAGAGGAGCAGGAATGAAGTACAGCAACAGGCAGCTTGAGGCCATGGCCAAATCTTTGGGGCCAGTCCTTAAGAGCAGGTCGTTTGTGGGATACAAGGCGGCCGTCAACATGCGCGCGATCATGAACGCCTTGGCGGACTACACGGATTACAAGGATTCTCTCATTCGCGAGTACGGCACGGAGATAAAAGACGATGACGGCAACGTTAAGGATTTCGCCGTTACCCCCAGCTGCGACGGATACCAAGATTTTCTGCACAAGTTAAACGAAGTGTCCGACGTAGAGCATGACGTGCAGATCATGGCCGCAACGCCAGATGACGTCATCGGCGTGCTTAGCGGAGAGGAAATCATCGCAATTGACTGGATGATGGAGCACGAGGAGGGCTAATGGCTATCGAGCACGACATCATCCTTGAGATGAACAAGAGCACGGCGCTGGTGCCGCCTCGCGTCGTTGTGCGCGTGGGAGACGTGGCCACGCAGATCATCAAGGCTCAGCTCAAGAACGACGGCGCGAACTACACCCCTACGGGGAGCGCCCGCCTCGACATACTCAAGGCCGACGGGACGTGGGCGCGGTGCACCGCAAGCATATCCGGAAGCACCGTCAGCTGCACGCTCCCGTCTCAGGCCGTGTCCTCTCCCGGCATGGCACGCCTCGCTCACTTCGTCTTCTATTCCGGCACCACCAAGGCAGAGTCAACGGAGGGCTTCGAGCTTCGCATCCTGCCCGCCGTGGACACCTCAGACCCGGAGGAGGAGTCCGAGTACTACGACGATATGCTCACGCAGCTCTACGACAAGTGGCAAGCTTTCGAGAAGCAGGCCGAGAGCCAAGAGCAGGCCCGCGTCACCGCCGAGAACACCCGCAAGAGCAACGAGACCACGCGGCAGAACAACGAGACCACGCGCAAGAACCAAGAGACCTCGCGGGTCAACGCTGAGCAGCAGCGAGTGACAGAGTTCAACACGCTCAAAAGCCAATCGCAGGCGGCAACCACGGCGGCACAGAGCGCAGCGAGCAATGCGAACTCCGCAGCGAACTACGCCCAGACTGTGGCGGACGGGCTGAGCCAGTCCGTTATCGGAGACGAGGACGTTGCGGCGATGAAAGCTCAAATCGACAAGCTGGGCTCCATGCTGGCGGATGAAACGGGCTTCTACTACATGGACGGAACCGTGTACTGCCCGAGCGCGAAGGCTTCCGTATCCGGCAGCACGGCGACATTCGGGGACACGTGCTCCGTGAGTGGAACAACCATCACACTGGCCTAGAAAGGAAACCGAAATGGCAGACGTCAAAACCCTTAACGTAAAGGGAACCAACTACACGATGATCGACCAGACCGCGCGGGACAACGCGACGCGCGCCATCAACAACGAGGAGTACGACCGTCAAGATTCAATCGGCGCGTTCTCCGGCCGCTCGCTCGCGTCCGAGTTCGCCGAGGAGATTTCCGGAAAGGGCAACGTCTGGGCGTGGCTCCAAAGCCGCGTCAAGGCTGGCAACTTCGCAGGCTTGCGCATCGGCGACTACGTTGACGTGCAGGTTGCGCAGGGCGCAAACGTCAACAGCCAGACCATCCGCTACCAGATCGGCGCAATCGACCCATACTACCAGTGCGGCGATTCGGCGAAGGGTCACCACATCGCCATGGTTCCGCGCACCACCGTCTCAGTTCGCGGCGACAAGGCCGTGAACACGTCGTACCTCCCTTGGAGAAGCACCAACGACAACAACGGAACGGCCGACGTGAAGAATCCCTATCTCTGCAGTCTCCTTCACGAGTGGGAGATCGAGGACTTCCTTCCCGCGCTCCCCGCCGAGCTTCAGGCCGTGCTCATGACGCAGCGCGTGCTGCTTGAGGAGCGCTACAGCGCATCCGGGAAGCTCACCGAGCCGTCATCTTGGTCGTGGCAGGACTTGGGCAAGATATGGTCGCTGTCAGAGGTCGAGGTGTACGGCCAGAACGTATGGAGCAAGCCCGGCTACGGCACCGGCTTCGATTGCCAGTTCCCGATCTTCAAGCAGACAAAGGACTGCATCATGGGTAGTCGCGTCTATTGGTGGCTGCGGTCGGTGTCCGGCTCGTCCTCGTCCGGCGTGTGCTACGTCACCGGCTACGGGAGTGCCACCTGCTATTCCCCGACGTATGACTGGGTGCGGCCCCGCCCCTGCTTCCTCGTCGGTTAAACCGATTCGGTATACTTTACGATGCCCCGCCTTGCGCGGGGCATCTTGCCGCGAAGCGGCCGGGATGTTTCGAGGAAGGCTGCCCCATGAGCGGAGTGCTCGCGAGGAACCGGACGCTATCGCAGTTCGAGTTCTACCACAACGCCATACAGATACGCGTAGAGGTCAACAGGCTTATGGCCTCAGACCGCGTGTGCCCGAAGAAGTACCGGCTTCTGAACGGCGTCCCCACAGTCGAGACTGCGCGGAGCGTCGTGTACAATATCAACCGGGCCGACCACTTCTACCCGAACACGAGCTTCAACGTGCTTGAGCGCAAGCGGTACATAACGCTTGCGATAGCAGACTGCGACCAGCTTCTGCAGGACATGCAATGCCTTATGGCGCTCGGGGTTGTCGCCAACGCAAACGTCCTTGAGAACGTCGTGAACATGATCGACAAGGAGATAGCCCTGCTGAAGGGGTACCGCAAGTCGGTGAAGCTGACGGGAAAGCAGACAACGGAGGAGCGCATAGCGGACTTGGAGCAAGAGATTGAGCGGCTTCGTTCGGTATAATGTCCCCGGTCACGCCTTGAAAGTCGCATCAATTGGTGGCTGCGGTCGGTGTCCGGCTCGTCCTCGTCCGACGTGTGCTACGTCAACAACAACGGGAATGCCAACTACAATTCCCCGACGAATGACTGGGTGCGGCCCCGCCCCTGATTCCCTTATCGCCAGACCGAGTAGGCAAGTCCGAAAGCCGGGCATAAAGAGGAAGGAAGGCGTGACCTTCGGCCTCAGCGCCGTAAATATGCACCCCGCGCAGGCGGGCGGACGCTTCTTGCATGGCTGCGAGCTTCGGCGTTCGTCGCGGTTTCATGCCCGTCCTGCAAGCGGCTGCCGGAACGCCAGTGATAGCCGTGCGGGGTGCCTCCTTTGAACTCCGACGATAGGCGCGCCGCGAGAAGGGCTAGGCGGGAGCGTGAACGCGCGCGTAAGAGGGACGATAGGCTCAAGGACGTTAATCTTGAGGCGGTCGCAGACCTCAACGCGCTTTACAAGGCGGCGATGCAGGCAGGGCGCGGCGTCTCATGGAAGGCGTCTATACAGCGATACCAGAAGGACGTCCTGCTGAACATCGTAAGGGCTCGCCGCGACATCCTAGAGGGGAACGAGCTTCACCGGGGCTTTATCTACTTCGACATAAAGGAGCGCGGTAAGCTACGCCACATCAGCTCCGTGCACATAGCAGAAAGGGTTCCGCAGAAGTCTCTCTCCCAGAACGCGCTCATACCGGCGACCGTCCCAAGCCTCATTCACGCGAACAGCGCCAACATCAAGGGCAGGGGGACGGAGTACGCCATCAGGCTCATGAAGAAGCAGCTCGTGAAGCATTACCGCAAGCACGGCGCTGAAGGGTACATACTGCAGATGGACTTCCGCGACTATTTCGCTCGCATAGCGCACGACCCGCTCAAGCGCCAGATAGCTCAGAGGCTTTCAGACCCTCGCCTCGTTGAGCTTCAGAACCACTTCATCGACGTGCAGGGCGAGGTTGGGCTAGGGCTCGGAAGCGAGCCGAACCAGATATGCGCCGTGGCGTTCCCAGACCCCATCGACCACTACGTTACCGAGATGTGCAACGTCGAGAGCTACGGGCGCTACATGGACGATAGTTACGCCATCCACACAAGCAAGGAGCATCTGAGGCTCGTGGCGGCATGCGTCGAGATACTGTGCGGAGACTACGGCATAGAGGTTCACCCGATCAAAACAAAGATAACCAAGCTCACCCACGGCTTCACCTTCTTGAAGAAAAGGTTCTTCTACACGGAAACCGGGCGGGTGATAGTCAAGCCGTGCCGCGAGACCATAACGCGTGAGCGCCGCAAGCTCAAGGCCCTGCACCGCATGTACGAGCGCGGCGATATAGAGCTGTGGCAGGTGGCGCAGCAATTCATGTCATGGCGCGGGGGTCTCGTGCACCTCGACGCGTACCGCACCATCGCGAGCATGGAAGCGCTTTTCCTGCAGCTGTTCGGCATGCGCGCCGAGGATGCCATACACCTCAAGTAATCTCACGCCGCTAATACGATGGGCGCACCCTACGAAAGGAGTGCGCCATGGAGCGAACACGCGAGGCCATAGAGGCCGAAATCAACGGGTACAAGCAGCTTCTTTTCCAGAGTGACTACAAGGCGCTCAAGCATGCCGACGGCGTTATGACCGACGAGGAATGGGAGCCGGTCAAGGCTGAGCGCGAGGAGCTGCGTGCCAAGATCAACGCCTGCGAGGTCGAGCTTGAGACGGCTCCCTCGGCTTACGTGCCGGATGAGGCATGAGCGGCGAGTCTCTAGCCGGTGGGTTCGAGGCCGCAGCTGTCGCCGAGCCTATAGCCGCGCTGCTCGCCTTCACCGTCGTGGCGGTGCTTTTCGTCGTGGTCAAGTGGGCACTCCCTCAGCGCTCAAAGCTCAAGGAGAAGCAGCTTGAAAACGAGCGCTACCGCATCGAGGTGCAGGAGAAGGCCGAGGCTGCACTGGACGAGCGCGAGCGAGAGCGCATCAAGACCACCCAGAGGCAGATAGCCGCGCAAGAGGAATCGACGCGGGCAATCGAAGCGCTGAACGTCACGGTGAACACGGCCGTTACGCAAATCGGCGACAGCAAGGAGAAAAGCGCCGAGATGGGCGGAAGCGTCAGGCGCATCGATAGCACGACCACCCACATGGCCGGGCAGATTGATGAAATCCACGCCATCGTCGTGCGCCGGGAGGTGCGCGGTGAATAGTAGAAAGGGGTTCAACCATGACCAAGGACGGAATCAAGAAGTGGTGCGTCGCCGCTGGCGTGCGCGCAGTCAAGACCGCAGCGCAGACCGCGCTCGCGGCAATGGGAACCACGGTGGTGTCCATCACCGCGCTGGACTGGCCGCAGATCGCGGCCCTTGCGGCGACCGCAGCGGTGGCGTCCATCCTCACGAGCATCGTGGGTGTACCGGAGGTGGACGAGGGCGCAAGCCCGCTCTCCAAGCCGCAGCAGTAGTCGCGGCGCTCGTCCTCGTCGCTGAGGTAATCGCCTTGGCCTACATGGTCAAGGCAGCCCAGCCGCAACCGGAGCCAGAGCCCGAGCCCGTGGTCATCGAGGACACCATGGCACCGGGCATCGTCCCGCTTTACACGCAGACGGACGAGCGCTGGGGAGGGCTTCCCTACGCCGGGTCAGACTTGGCCACGTCCGGCTGCGGCCTCACGTGCGCAGCCATGGCGTGGAGCTATCTCAGCGAGGAGGCTTGGACGCCAGACAGGATGCTTGACGCCGTGGGAAACAACTACGTGCAGGATGGGCAGAACTACATGCCCGGATTCTGCGAGTGGATGAAGCAGCGAGACCCAACGCTCGACTACACCGTTTTGTACGAAGACCAGCAGAGGGCCATTGACGAATGCTCGCGTGGCCGTATGGTATTCGGCTCCATGAAGGGACAGCTCGTTGAAGGCGGAAAGAGCTACGGCGGGCACATCGTTCTGATATGCGGCGTTGACGGGAACGAGATCACGATACACGACCCGTGCTGCATATACGAGGTAACCATCAACAGCTCCCAGTTCCAAAAGGTGGACTGGGGATATTTCATTTCAATCGGAAGGGGCTAGTAATGTCTATGAAGGGCATCGACATCTCCAACTGGCAGAAGGGCATCGACCTCGCGGCCGTCCCGTGCGACTTCGTCATCGCGAAGGCGACGCAGGGCACCGGCTACACATCGCCCGACTGTGTGCGTCAGGTCGAGCAGGCAATGTCGCTCGGCAAGAAGGTCGGCGTCTACCACTACATCGGCGGTCAGGGCGCGGTCGCCGAGATGGACTTCTTCATCGACTCCATCAAGAACTGGGTCGGCAAGGTCATGATCGTGCTCGACTGGGAGCAGGGCAAGAACGCCGCGTGGGGCAGCCTCGGCTACCTCGAGCAGTGCATCGCCCGAGTCAAGGAGCGCACGGGCGTTCCGCCAGTGGTCTACGCGTCGGCGAGCGTCTTCCCGTGGGACCTGTGCCGCAAGCACAACTGCGGCACGTGGGTGGCCCAATACGCGAACAACAACGCCACGGGCTACCAGGACGCCCCGTGGAATGAGGGCAAGTACGGCTGCATGATGCGCCAGTATTCCAGCCACGGCCGCCTTCCCGGCTACGGCGGCAACCTCGACCTGAACAAGTTCTACGGCGACGCCGCCGCATGGGACCGCTACGCCAACCCCGAGGGGGCAGCGCAGCCCGCTCCCCAGCCGGCCCCTCAGCCGACCGCCCCGCAGGGGTCGACGCTCGAGCTGGCAGATCGCCTCATGCGCAATGAGTTCGGCTCCGGTGATGCCCGCAAACAGGCGCTCGGCTCGCGTTACGGCGAGGTGCAGAACTTCATCAACCACATCGCTTCGGCTTCGGTCGACATCCTTGCTTCCGAGGTGATGGCAGGCAAGTACGGCAATGGAGATGTGCGTAAACGCGTTCTCGGCTCCCGATACAAGGCCGTTCAGGACAAGATCAATGGAGCCTCGAAACCGGCGCCCCAGCGCGTCTACGTCGTGAAGCCCGGCGATACGCTCTCCGGAATCGCCCAGAAGTACGGCACGACCTACACCAAGCTCGCCCAGATGAACGGCATCAGCAACCCGAACAAGATCTATACTGGGCAGAAGATTCGTGTGAGGTAA